TTAATTATTGGATCAGTCATTCAACTTAATTACCCTTTTAGAAGATGTAGTATCGTGATAGTCACCATCTCTATACTCTCTCGTTACTATTGATTCACATAAGTAACCATCCTGTATATAAGTTGTGATGATCTTACGATTTAATACATCTTTTGTTTCTGTTCCATTTGGGAATGCAATTCTCTCAAATGGCCCTTCACTCATTGTGATACTTTTGTCATATTCTTTCATAATACTATTTATGGTTATTTCTCGTTTACAAACTCGTTGAGTTGTCTTGCAACTGAAATAACTTCTTCCGTTGACACGAACTGATCTCCATAAGGTTTCTTATCGTTTGGGAAAGTATCGTTATGAGTAACAATAGCTTCGTTAGAACGATAGATATTTCCTTCTAGTAGTCCTTGTGCTTGATTAAGTAAGTCGGCTCTGATCTCGAACCCTGATTTTCCGTTTGACATAATTTCCTCCTGTGTATGTGTGTTTATGTCGTAGTCGGGGATTCTAGGAACCCCCAACTACTATAGTATATAGGTCTTAAGCAACCCACTTAGAACCACGGTATATACCCTTGGTCTGTGGTTTTGACTTAGAGACTTCACCGTTGTGACGAACACCACGGTATACTAACTTGAGGTCAGCTTTCTTTGTCATTTCCATTCTCTCCGTTTAAAGGTTGAACAAAAATGCGTTCCTTCGGCCCCATGCCTACTTCCGTTCACTGCTACATTTAGAGTGAATGAACGATTGTATTATTTAGACAAAAAAAACCCCTCGAAAGAGGGGTTTTAATCGAAACGAAATTCCGTTTACAGAATGTTGGACACTGCCATTTTTCTGTAGTATTGGTTTGTTCCAGCAGATGCAAGACCGTCAGAAGGTGTGCTTCCTACGAATGGGTTTGAAACCATACCGTATCTAGTTTTGAATCCGATTTTTGGTTGGAAAGTGTTCTCACCAACTGCTCTCACCATTTGTAGTGGAACATATGGGCAATAGAACATACCAGCGTCATAAGGGTTAGACCCTCTATAACCAACAGTCATGTAGTCAACAGACGCATAAGGGTCAATGTAGACCTTTACTCTTCCGTTAAGAACACCAGCAAATGTATTGCCTGTGTCGTCAACATTAATGTTAGTGTTTAACGCAGGTGTGTAATCTAAAACACCAGCCATTGAAAGTGCAGATGCAACATCAGAAGAACATAGGATAAAGTTTCCTTTACCTCTTCTTGTTTCTTTTGCAATTACATTGCTTTCTCTTTCGATTTGGAACAATAGTCCTTTGAATTTCTCAACAGACCATCTACCGTTTGCATCAACATCTAAGTTGAATGTTCCGCTAGAAGCAGTTGCAGATGCACCAGTCTTCGCTTGAAGATTGACATTTCTTACAACTTCTCTGTTGATTTCAGCAAGAATCTCACTTGACAAAATGTTTGCAAGTTCTGATTCTGCATCAAGACCGTGGATTGCTTTGAGGTCTTGTGCTAATTCTAAAGTGTACTCTGCTTTGAGTGCTCTTGACTTTGCAGTCACAGTTGCTTTCTCAATAGTGAAAGACATCTGTGCAAAGTGGTTCCCAGCTGCATCACCTAATGCTTCTGCATTAGCTGTTGACATACCAGCTCCTGTGTCACCCGCGTAGGTTTCAGGGCCTGATGCATCAAAAGGGTCACCAACAGGGTCGTTGTCTGCAGGGCCCGCTGTTGGGTCTGCACCACCTGAATATCCACTTCTTGCTTCATTGAATAAAGCTTCTGAGTTATTCAGTCTTGTTTCTGTTGGATAGTCGTTATATCTTGCTTTCATAGCAAAGATAAGACCAGTTGGGCCAGTCATAGGTTGAACACCGCAAATGTCGTATGCAACGAGATTTGGCATAGCTCTTCTTACTAACGAAATTAGGATTGGATCCCAGTTAGAAATAGAACTACCAGTAGAGTTTAAAGGTGCAGCTTCCTCAAGAGTTGCTCTGTCTTCGTTTAAAGCTTTCTCTTGGTTTTCAAGTATAACTGCTGTGACTGCTTTCTTGTAGTTGTCCTCGATTTTTGGCAAATCGGAATGTTCTAGAATAGGCTCCCACTTCTCTTGTAAATTTTCTGATAAAAACATGAGTTTTAGTTTCCTTTAAATTAACCTAATGGTTTTAGTTTAGTTAATGCTTCAGAGTATCGTGCAATTGAAGGGTCAAGAACTTTCTCTACTTCTGTATCGAAATCTCCATTACCTTCTTCTTGTACGGTTTCTTCAGCAATAGTTTCACTGTCTACACCGAAGTATGCTTCTTTGATTTCTGCAATTTTCTCTTCGAAATCTGCTTGGTCTGTGAAGTCTACACCGTTAGATAGTGATACCATTTTCTCTTTTTGTGAATCAGACAAGTCTTCACATGCCTCTTTCACAACATTTTGTCTCTTAAGACTTTCTAGCTCTTCATTGATATCCATGTTCTTTTGAACTTCGGCATCAACTTTAGCTTCCATCTCGTCAAGACGATTTGCGAGTTCGTCAACGACATTGTACTTATCTTCTGGCACTTCAACATAGTGTTCTACGAACAACTTCTTGAGACCTTCGATAAAGTTTTCTGTCATTTCTGACCTCAAACCCCTTTCTATTGCGAGTTCGTTTTCTTTCGACCACTCTTCAGCACAATATGTTAGATACTTATCTACAGAAGAAGTTAATTCTTCTTTGATAGTTTCTACTTGGGATTTTAATTCTGTTTGGTAATGCTCTTCAAGCTTTTCTTTAGCTTCTTCAACTTTACTGTTTACTGCAGCTTTAAAAATAGTTTTAGCTTTTTCTGCATTTTCTTCTGATAAATCTAATGATTCAGAGATTTTTGATAGGTCGTCATCTATTTCAATCTCGACTAATGAAGATTCAACAGCAGAGTCATTTTCGACTGATTCTGATTTTGACTCTTTCTTACCGTATGACTCTTCTTCATCGTCATCATCGTCATCGTCATCATCATCTTCGTCTTCTTCGTCTTCCATACCACCATAACCCATTTCTTTAACGAGTTTTGTGACTTCTTCCAAAGACATTTCTTTTAATGCTTCTACTATTTTTCTTGCGACTTCTGCTTTAGTCAAGGATTCATCGACCTCGTCTTCTGATAAAGAACTGAATAATTTGTTTAACTCTTCTTTATTCAACCCTTTCATACTGTCGACTGCAGCCTTGATTAGTTCCATTTTAGATTGTCCTTTCTCTGCGATAGTGTCCTCTTCGTTGGAATCTTCATCTTCTTTTAATTTGTCTGCTTTGCTGTCACCTTTCTCTGCATTTTTATTTACTGCATCTTTTACTGGTTTAGTACCATCTGATGCTTTATTTGCAGCTGCAACAGCCTTGTCAACAGGATTTTCCTCAGGCTTGACGACTTCGGCCTTTCCGCTTTCGATTTTCTCTTCGGAAGACGAACCTTGTTTGTGAGCAGATTTGTCACCTTTTTCTGCCATATCGGTAGGTGCCTTTTCAGCAACTAACTCTTCAGCAGTTTCTACTTGGTTTTCTAAATCTGACATAAATTTCTCCTGTTTAAAGATTACTTTTTTATTTATATGTTAAAGCTTCTCAACGAAACTTTTCCATAGGTTCAATTTGGTTTCTTCAAGTTTATTTAACCTTGCAGTCTTTAAATCTTTCTGCATTTGGTCTAAATCTTTTGCCTTTAAGATACCACTCTCATAAACCCACTCAACACCTTCCATAATACCTTCTACAAAGGCCTCAGGTGCAGACGGGTCTGCAACGATATCACCTGCCGTAGCAAGTTGAAAATCGTCTTTTACATACTGTGCGTTTCCTTTTGATTCTAGTGAACCTAGACCTCTAGAAGAAACACCCAGTTTGGCACCATCATCTATCAAATTTTTAACTATTTGACCGTTTGGTGTACTCAAAATCTTTGCTCGTCCCACGAAATTGTTTCCATCTTCTTCTAATTTCTCTATCATGTGGGACACTTTGTCTAAATTAATTGTAGGGCCTTCGGGGTGTCCTAACTCTCCGAATGCTCTTTTCTTTTCTACGAAC